CCCACGCAATAAACTGAGCATGAGCTTCTTTGTTTGACATCTGACTATCGGCCCACTCTTGCGTTAGTGGGTCACCGTTTGAGTCTTTTAAGTTTTTCAGCGACCATTCGCTCAATTTTCTGTCTGGCTTTATGAAGAGGTTGAATCTCTCAACAACTTTCCCACCCCTAACCCTAACAGCACCAAGTTGGACAGGCTTGTCGTCGTCGCCAAGACCTGTCGTCTCGTAGTCAAAGAATATAACCTCTAGAGATTCGTACCTTTGCTTCATTTCTTCGTACGTTGTGCAACCCTTGAATATCTCTAAGAATTTTCCAGTGAATGGGCCATTGTCGGGAGGTCTGGGGGCAAAAGGCTCTCTTACTGGTTTTTTTGTTTCTTCTGTTTTGCTAGGTTCTTTCCCCAAGTCAAGCGTCATCTGGTCAGTGTCTTCTTTTCTTTTCCTCTTGCGACCAGAAGAAAGTCCATTCGGAAGAACGTCCCAAGGAGATTCGTCTTTATCTATATCAAGCATGTCTTCTATATCTTTTTTCAAAACATCATTTATTGCAAAATGCTTAACTTCTCTATTTGGGTGAAGGTAAGCAGAGAAACCTTCTGCAAGCATTTCGCTCATTGACGAATGTGCGTAAGCAGATCTAGCCCATGGCAAACTTTTATCAGAACTTCCAGATAGCAAGTTCTGCACAAGTGGTTTTTCTGTATTGTATTTTTCGGCTATTGCTTTTTGCTTGTATGAATTTTTCTGTGTGAGCAATTTTTTGCCTGTTGGCATTTCGTCATCTTCACTCATTAAAGCATGAAGATAATGACCCCACTCGTGCCTAACTATTCCGCCCAACGTATCGTCAATAACTGCCATACCAACTGGAGTTGTGTAGCCATCTTCTCCAAAATTTATTTTGTTCTGATCAATAGGGGAAATGAATACTGTTCTTATGTTTCCGTATGTCGTTGCGACTGGTGGATCTACGTCAACATTTTCAAGGTCTGGTCTTTTTGCTACAGCATCCGCTGCGTATATTTTTTGTTCAGGCAAATCCATAAATGCATCATTTGCTAATTTTGTTCTTTTTACAAAAGATGGCATTCCGTAGTTTGAGACAGCCCACTGAAATGAAGGTGATTCATCTATTGCTTTTTCAACAATCGCCCTTACTTCAGCAATCGCAGAATCACTAAAGTCAATCTGTTTGTGGGGAGCGTCAAGTGCGGATGAGAATAACAATTTTGCTTGTTTTTGCATTGCTGGATCAGATATATGGGAAAGACGTGAGTTTTTAAACATCTCCCACATCTGGTCTTCGTCGCTAGGAACAACAAGTTTTGAAATTTGCTTAGAGGTAAGACCCTTGAGCCAATCTGCCCTATTCGGCAAGATTTGCTTTCCATCTATTTCACTGATGTCGCCTAATTTATAATCTTTTGCTTGGTGTCTTGCTAGTGCTTCCAATACCCCACTTGGGACAACCCCATAAGACAATTTCCCAATAGAAGCAGTAGGACCAGGCGCATCGCCCCTGTCGGTAGATGGTTTTTCTACGCTAGGTACGCCAACATTCGGAACTGCTGGTCTTCTGAAAAGTGGACTGTCATCTTGTACGAATCCATCATCATCGCCGTCTACTGCTTTCGGGTCAAAACTGTCAACAGCTCCCCTAGCCTTGCCGATAGTGCGACCCAATTTCCTAGATTTAGTATCTATTCGCCTTCTAAATCCCCTCGGCGTTCCATCAAGGTTAATATATCTATTTTCCATAATTATATTGTAGTTCCTATTTTGGTAGACGTTTCCCACATTTAGTGCAAATAGTCGCCCAAGGGTAGAACTTAGTCATATTCACTGGATGGCTGCACTCAAGAAGCGCCACGGCAGCAGCGTCGAGGGTATTTCTTATCCAAGAGGAAAGCGTCTCTCCAGACATATCGGAGGCTCTTTTCCAGTAGTCCCTCTGTTTGTCGGTTGTCCTTATGAGAACTTGTTTGTCGGCGGTTCCGCCATCATCGTTAACCATTGGGCTAACTCCAAGGTCTTTTGACTCCATAACTTTGTCTACTGCTGCTCTTATGTTGTTATCTTCACTCATCAGACTCTTCTCCAACTATCTCTGCATCAACTATTGACTCATCACCAAGCATTTTCTTGACCTGCTCTGGTGGCAAAACTCCAGATATTCCCATTAGTTCAAGAAGTTGTCTTGCCTCTGTTTCTGGATTAAATGCATCAACTGCGGGAATATCGCTTATTGACCCGGCAAGCGTTGCTTTGATTGGCTCAGAGTTTCTTGACTGAACATCCATCTGGACGCTGACGTTAACTTGATCCATACCTAGCAACTTTGTTCTTCTATCCATGATTGAGAGGACTTGCTGAATCGCTTTCAAGTCTGGCTCTATTTGAACTTCTGTTCCATCGTCCATCACTTGTCTGCGGTGCTGGGTGAGAGGCCATATTGCTTGCTGGAGGCTGTCTAGACGTTCAAGTTCTAGGCGGAGGACTTCTGGGTAGGCAAGAAGAACTTCTCTGTTCATTTTTTCAAGCTGGCGCTGTATTGCTTTTGATACCGCTGCTGTGGTTATGCCAAATCTGCGCGCTATCTCACTAGTGGAAGTTCCGGCTTGGCGCATTTTAAATATGCGCATATCACGTTCTGATAAGAATTCTTTCGTGACAATCTTGTTTGATTTTTCGTCAGCCATTACACACCTACGACAACTGTAGCCGAACTATGTACTAACTTTAGCGAACTCCAGCACGTGGAACGGGAACATCTTCCCTCTAGTTATTTTGGTTGGCCACTGTCTTTCGTCTCGGGCACCACGGAAGTGTCTGAGATCGTAGACGTATGGGGTTGGTGCCGTGAAGTCTGGGGTTATTGATATTCCGAACTCTGGCCACCTTGACCAGACCGCAGATCCAAATGGTCTCAAGTCTCTAGTGGTCATGCTTGTCCCAAGTGGGGCGTGATGTTCTAGCCATAGGGCACATCCGTAGATGGTCCTGATTGAGTCAAGGTATTTTGCAACCTCTAGCGCAACAGCCTCTGATGTTCTCCCACCTGGGTCAACAAAAGATTTATACAATGGTCCTAGCACCAGTAACTCTGGCTTAGCTTCCTCTATTTGTTGTTCTAGAAGCATCCTGTCTTCCTTTTTGAGAAGATCAAGACCTGCTGGCTGTGTATAAAGATAGTTTGATGGATTTTTCATTCTTGACCTAGAAACGGCAGCCTCTAGAATTCTTCTTGATGTTCTTCTGATAATTCTTTCTGGGTTTTCTAAGTCAATGGTAAGCGTTCTTACTGGTTTTATGTCCTGAAGTGTGAACGGATGTATCCCACATGATGACAGGATTGCCACTTGCCTAGCAAGCATTGTTTTTCCGACACCTTCGGCGGCAACAATTATTACTCTTTCGGATCTTTCCAGTAAGCCCGGAATAATCCAGTCGTACGAGTCGTCATCTGATTCTTTTACGAATTCGTCCCAGAGAACTAGACGACCCGTGTTAACTGGTTTATCGGAAGATGTTGATTCAAGAATTGAGTATGTCTTTGCAATCTTTTGGATTAGCGACATATCGTCTCTTGATAGGAGAAGGGATATTTTTTCCAGAGCCAATTCTTCGGCTGATTTTTCCACTTCTTCTACTGCTTCGGCTTGTGGCTTATCCACTTCACCATCAAACCTAAGTTCAACTAGATCAGAAAAACGACCGCCAGCAACAATGTGGTCAGTAATGTCTTTAGACGTAGGTGAGTGCATGACGATAACGGAACAGCCAGCGGCAGAAAGTTCTTGCGAAACTAGTTTGGCATGGTTTTTTCCAGGCTCATCGTTGTCGGCGATTATTGTTATATACCCACCACGAAGTGTTTCTGTGTGGATGCTCAGCCATTTGCCAGCACCTCCGGGCATCGTTGTTGCGATTACGCCCTTTTCCGTGAGCGTGTCGGCATCTTTTTCGCCCTCAACTAAAAATACTCTGTCACCATTTTTTATTGCTTGGGTAACTAGAGGCAGATTATACAAAACCTTTGGTGTATCACCAAGCGAGTAGACCCATTCATCTTTCCCGTTCCCCACTGGTTTTCTTTGTCTGAAAGTCTTTTTGCCGTCTTGGTCTATGTATCTAACTTTTTGGAATAGAAGATTCCATTCTTCGTCAACGTAGTCGTACGCCTTGACAAAAGTTATATATTCTTTTTTCTTTTCTAACTGCTTTTCTGGCATTAGGTCAGCAACCTTTATTCCAACAGAAGTACATATCGCCCCCACATCGCACACCCCCCTATGGCAGTGAACTAATGCTCTTCCATCATTTCCCTCGCTAACCACAAGGCTCGGATTCTGATCGTCATTTCTGCATGGGCATCTTGCTTGCCATCCAGTTGAAGTTTCTTTTACTCCCTCAAGCCTGTCTAGTAAATTTTGGACTTGTGGTGAAGTACTCATGAAATATCCGTTTTTGCATAGTCGTAATTATTGATAATCACTCCAGCACTGTACGAAACATTTTTTATATATCCCGATAGGACTATTCCTCTTTTGTTTCTAATATCCGCTCTTTGGGATTCGTTTTTCCCACCCCATGTTCCGAAAGGTTCATGCCTTAGCGAGTATTCGAGGCAATGTTCTTGAACTTTGCATCCTCCACATACTTGAGCTACGTAGGTGTCGTTTGCAATTTTCTGTTTCTTCTCCGAAGGATTCATTCCGCCTTTTTTGATTGACGGAAACCAAAGCTGGACATCCTTACCAGAACAAGATCCGCCAGTTGGAGCGAAGTCGTAGTTGCTCATAAATTCCCCTCTACAGATGCATATTTGTTTAATTAGGTTTTGAGATCCTAGCAACATCATGCGAAGAAAGAAATACCACTGCGCTTTTAATTACAAATTTTCCATCAACATCACGGACCGAAATATCAACAGCATCAAGAGGTATCCCGAACCTACTTGCGATGCCGGATCTAGTTCTTTCGAGAGTCATTTCAAAATCAGTTAATGACTGCTCCTCCTCCTCGCTGAAAACATAAACAGAAGAAGAGAGGGCTTTTATTTCTGATGACTTTTCTTCCGCACGAAGACACCATGCGCAAGCAAGAGACTCCGTAGAAGATGCTCTTGCTCTTGATTCAACGTGACCACAAGAAAGTTTGTGCAAATAACGCACCTGACCCCAAGAGCCAGTTTTAGTTACTTCAGTTACTTTTCGTCTAGGAGCACGGCGATGCTCTGTGGACATATTTTATTACTTGGCTTTAATACCAAGAATACGACGCCAGAACTTGATTTTTTTTTGGCCGTTATTGATTGCGTCACTAAAGATAGTGGTTGCTTCCGAGATTAACTCATCAGCTTTCTGAGTATCAATCACTTCGCTCGCTTCAGCGACTAAGCGTGAAAGACCAGCGCGATCAATTACATCATCAATGAATGATCCACTAGTGCTTACTTCTTCAACTTCGGCTGTTGCTACTTTTTTGGCTGGTGCGGTCTTTTTTGCTGCAGCTTTTTTTAC